GGTCAAACATTATTTGATGCTATACATGATTTTAGTTCTCGCCATGCATTAAAACTAAGAGATAAATATAAAACTTGTGTAGTAGGTGTTCAACAGCAAGCTGCTGGACAAGAGCAACAACAGTATACTTTTAGTGGTAATACAATTATAGATAAGTTAAAACCTTCACCTGATGGATTAGGAGATTGTAAATTAGTAGGTAGAGATTGTAATTTAATGTTAGGTCTATTTGGACCCGCTAGATTTAAGATTGAAAGTTATGAAGGTTACAATATAAAAAGATTGGTAGATCATTATAGAGAGTTAATAGTAATATTTAATAGAGATGGATCAGGATCATGTTCAGACCATTTATTATTTCATGGAGCAGTTAATTACTTTAGGGAGTTACCAAACAAAATGACAGAAGGTGATTATAAACAAATAGAAGAAGAGTTTAAAATAAGATAGACAGATATAGATGAAGAAAGAAGAAGAATTACAAGTACTAGAAGTAGCAAATAGTGTTAATACAAGTTTAACTAGACAAACTGATATACAAAATCAGATGTTGGAACAAGCTGAAACTTGGATTAAAAGTGGTCTTTTACCTACGTCAATTAAAACACCAGAAATGGCTGTAGTAATTGCATTAAAAGGAAAAGAATTGAATTTACAAACAATGGCATCATTTGAAATGATTGATGTTATCATGGGTAAACCTGCCCTTAAGCCAAAAGGTATGGCATCACTTTGTTTTAAAGGTGGTGTTAGAACTAAAACAATTAAAGACTTTGAAGTTTTTGAAGGTTTAGATGGTAAAAAAGATGCTGAAACTGTAATTAGATTTTACAGGGATGGAATTGAAGAAGATGTAAGTTACAAATATAGTGATGCTCAATCTTTAGGTTTGACATCAAAAGATAATTGGAAAAAACAACCGGGGGTTATGATGTACTGGAGGTAAACATAAATGCCTCGTAACCTATTTAATTGCTGGAAACTCTTAAAGACAAAATAACTACAATAATCACGAAAGTAGATTATGAAAGTTTGAAAATATTTTGTATATTTGTTATATGGCTATAACAAAAAATAGACAATCAGCAGCCAAGCCTCTAAATATATTAGTACATGAGGAAGGTTCAACGACTATCCCGCAAGGGAGTACTTGGCTTAGTAGCCTAGGAAAAGGTAGGAATTATTCTACTATTTTACAAAATACCAAAGGTATTTATATTATAATTAATAAACTAAATAATAAATTCTATATTGGATCATCTTCCAATATTAGAAAAAGATTACTATATCATTTCTCAAAATTAAGAAATAATAAACATAGTAATAATCATTTACAAACTTCTTTTAATAAATATTTAGAACATTCTTTTGATTTTGATATTATAGAAATATCAGAAAATATTAAAGATACTGAACAATTATATTTGAGTTTTTGTTATAAACATTATAAAAATATGTTATATAATAAAGATAATAAAGTATCTGGTTCAGCTGGTTATTTATTTAGTAAAGAATTTAGATTACAAATGTCAGCAGCTAGGAAAAACTTACCTAAATCTGAAGATTTTAAAAACAAACTTAGAAAACCAATTTTACAGTATAATAAAGAAGGTATTTTTATAAGAGAATTTAAAGGAATTAGAGAAGCTGCTACTAATATGCATTGTAATCATAGAACCATACAATATTCATGTAATGAAATTAACATTACTGCTAAAGGATATGTATGGAGATATAAATTAAATGATAAAATTGATTTAAAAATTATAGTAAGAAATAGAAAAAGAATAATTAAGATATAGTCTGCCTTTTATAGAAATATAAAAGATCAAGCGGTTTTAGTAAAGGTGCTAATCGGGTGTGTCCTGATTTAATTGGAGGTTTATATACAACGGAAGAACTTTCATCATTTACTCACAACGCTCCAGTTGTACAATTAACTGAAGATGGTGATTCAATAGTAGTAGTATAATAAATGACAGAAGTACAAAAAAAAGTTTTTAAATATAAACATTTAGAAAACAAACCTTGGTTAATAGCTAAGTTAACTTCTGTTAGAACAGGATATATAAAAAGTATATTTAGAAAAATAAATAATAATTAATAATTAAAAGAAAGAGAAAAATATGACAACAAATTTAAATTTTGATAGTGTAGATAGTGCAACAAGTGAAGTTAAGGAATCAACATTTAAAATAGTAAAACCAGGACTTAATACTTTGATGATTAGTGGTGTAGAACCAATAGTTGCAGGTACAGGAAATGCTGGAGTAGCAGTAACGTTTGAATCTAAAGAGGCAGATGCTTCTTTTAACGAAAGATTCTGGTTATCTGCTGGTGCTCTACCCAGAGTACAATACCTTGTAGAGAAATTTACAGGAGCTAAAATGACTGGAGGATTTACCGGAGACGGGATGGAACTAGCTACTCAAGTAGCAACAGCCTTATCTGCTAAATTAGTAGGTAAAACTCAAACAGTTATTGTAGATGGTGAGACTTATACAAAAGAAAAAGATGGTAAAACATATGTAAATACTAGACCTATGTTGAGGTTTGCTGGATTTGTTAATCCGGTAGGAAAAGATGTAGAACCTAGGATTACAGATAAAACAGATACTCAGTCTAATGCTTTAAATAGCAATTCTAAGGATCANGANGATGATTTACCGTTTTAATATATAAAACATAAGTAGGAGATTAATTCTCCTACTTTTAATATAACTTATGATAATAGACTTTGATAAAAAACCATTATCAGCACAAGAGATATTAGATAGAGTAAATGATAAAGATATATATGAATTTTATTTAGAAAGATCTATTAATGAAAATAAAGCAACTACTTGTTGTTTTCATCAAGATAGAAGTCCTAGTTTAAGATTTTATAGATCAAGATTTAATAATCTAAATTTTAAATGCTTTGGTTGTGGTAAACAAGGAGGAATATTTAACTTTGTACAAGACTTATATAACTTATCGTTTGGTGAAACGCTACGATTAGTAGCAAAAGATTTTAATTTAGATAACAGTCCAAACGTTATTCTAACAGAAAAGAAATCCATACCAGTAAAGGAACTTGTAGAAACTCAAATTATTCCTTCTTATCAAAGTTTTAATAAATTAGATTATAATTATTGGAATCAATATTATATATCATTAGATTTAGCTTATGATTATGGAATTAGAAGTTGTAGTAAAATAGAAATTATAAATAAAGATAACCAATATATGTTATGGGGTCAATATTACAAATTCAACCCTATGTATTGTTACATAATTGATGATCATTTTAAAGGCTATAGACCACTTAATCCTAATAAGGAAGGTAAATGGATTAGCAATACAAAATCAGATGATATACAAGGCTTAAAACAGCTTAAAAGTACCGAGAATTTAATACTTACATCCTCATTAAAAGATGTTATAGTATTAAAATTATTAGGATATAATGCTATTGCTTTAAGTAGTGAAGCACAACATACAAATTTAGAAGATATATGTTATATATTTTATGATAATGATGAACCAGGTATTAATTATGCTAAAAAACTATCATATAAAAGAGATATACCGTATATACACATACCTTTAGAACATAAAGAAAAAGATATTAGTGATTTTGTTAAGAGCTATAATCTTGAAGAAGGTAAAGAATTAATGAATAAATTAATATAGACGAATGAGTCAAGAAAAAGATAAATTAATAAGTATTACAATAGATAACTTTAGTGAGTATGTACAACTATCTAAAGCTAGAAGAAGTAAGCCTTATATAAAAGATAGATGTAGAGTACCCATAAAGTATTCTGGAGAAGGATATGGATGGATATTAAAAGGTAGAAATTATGTTCTAGCTCACTTAGATAGTGGAGAAATACTTGTTGCTAATTCTAAATCAGCAGGAACTCCTAGATTAAAGAAAGGTAATGGACAAGATATATATAATGGTAATGTAACTAGACAAGCTAGAGCTACTCTGGTTAAAGCTATACATAACTATTTCATACCTTATATTAAAAATATACCACCATTAGTGGATATAGATCAATTCCCATTAACATTAGAAATATTATATTATGTACATGACAAAGGTAAGAATAATATAGATAATGATAATAAGTGGATTTGGAGAAAAGGAATACAAGACACTTTTGTACAATTAGGTAAACTAACAGATGATAATCCTTATGTCATTAATAGAAATGAGGAAGAAACTATCTTAATACCTGATGATGAAGAACAGAAGTTAATTATAAATATATACGGAAGAAAATATGCTAACAAAGGAATCGTTACTGATATTTGATGCTGATTTCATGTTGTATTATGCTACTATAGGTAATAAAGTATTTGACTTAGAGGGTAATCCACTAAGAGAAGATAACAAATTTGTCTATACAGAAAAAACACTAGAAGAAGTTTATACAGCTTGTGATGATATAATTGTTAATATATTTAACAAAGCTAATGTATATAACTATATAGGTTTTCTTGGAGGTAAAAGATGTTTTAGATACGATATATATCCTGATTACAAAGCTAATAGAAAGAATCTTATTAAACCTAAGTTTTGGCAAGAATGTAAAGATTATCTTATTAATACATGGGGATTTAATATATGTGATTTTATAGAGGCAGACGATGCTGTTAATATAACACGAAACATATTAGAAAACTATAATTCTATTATTGTAACTAGTGATAAAGATTTAATAAAATGTATTGAAGGTACTTATATTAATCCAAAAGATTTGAATGTATATTATACTAGTAAAAATGTAGCATATAATAATTTCTGGGAAAGCATGATAATAGGTGACACAGCAGATAATATTAAAGGATTACCTGGTTGTGGTAAAGCTTTCTTTAAAAAAATGTTAGAAATTTCAAGGCATAATAAAGATACATATGAACATATAGTATATAAAGCTTATTGTAATAAACTTGGTGAAGAAGAAGGTCGTATACATTTTGATTTACAATATGATTTACTTAAAATATTAGATCATGATGATAATTTAATAATACCAGAAGTAAGACAGTACAGTATATTTAATAGTAGCAGAAAGGAACAAAGTGTTGAATGATTGATGAAAACGCACTTGGAAATACAAAAGAAGAAGTAATTATACCTCATAAGGTAGATAGAAGTAAATGGAATAAATCAGTTTATTTTATATTACCTATGATTGGACTTAATAGTAATTATCCTAATTTAATTAATTCTTATTTAGGAGATATAGTTAATAAACCAGAATACAATTATGAAAAAATATTTGTCCATCTAAAGTATAGAGACGACAAAAACATAATAAATAGACCTTATTATAATTCATTCTATAGAGACCAAGATATAGACGGTAATATAAGTTATATTTATATATTTGATATACCAGATCATTTTAATTTAGATTATAAATTATTTTGTGATGGAGCTTATTCTAGATTTTCTAAAAGATATAAAGACCAAATATTATCACTTATAAGAACAAGACCTATACAAAATAGTCCAACTTATAAAGTATTATATAAAACTTTAGATTTAAAGAAAATAATAGAAGATATGATTGGTGAAGATCTACCAATGGATGCTGAAGTTTGTAGTATTACAAATCTAAGTAGAGAAATTAGATCAACAGAGGAAAGGGATATATGAGCAACAGCAGAATAAAAAGACTCGTAATGACTAATGAATTTATGGATAATGTAATAAACATCAGAGTTGAACACACTGTTGATATATTATCTAAGAAAGCATTAGAATATGTAAGAAATAATGATAGACTACATAATTTTAATGTAGGCGCAGAATTAGAAAACAAAACTAGAGAAGAAGTACTTCATAGTTTTTTTCTAAAACATTATATAAGTTATCTTGATATGTTAGAAGATATTAAAAATGATAAATTACCAAAAAAGTCTTATGTAGACGAAAAGATGGGTGATATGATCAATTATCTTATATTGCAAGAGGCTTCGATTAAACAGAAAATAATAGAAAAGGAAAGGGAAATTAGTGAAAGTGAGTAAGGAAAATATACAAAAAGAATTTATTAAGAATCAATTATTAAACAATAAAGGTTATTTATCTAGTACAGGTGTACTTAAAAAAGGATATGCTTTTATTGCTAGTAAGTTTGATTGTACTCAAGTTCTTATAAAAGAAATAGTACAGGAACTTAGACAACAGTTTAAGTACGAGCCTGTTAATGTTGAAGATATTAAGACAGTTAATGTTATTAATAAGAGTAAAACCAATATGTTAATTATTGGTGATCTTCATGCACCTTGGATATTAGAAGGATATTTAGAATGGTGTAAAGAATTAGAAAAAGAATATAACTGTAATAAAGTTGTATTTATAGGTGATGTGATTGATTCTGGAGCATGGAGTTTCCATGAACATGATGTTGATGGGATGAGTGTTGGAGATGAGTTAACAGCTTCTATTAAGCAATTAAAACTAGCTTATGAGTTATTTCCAACAGCAGATGTAACTTTAGGTAATCATGATTTACTAGTTGCTAGAAAAGCTCGAGCAGCAGGTTTGTCACAAAGATTTATTAAAGACTTTGGAGAGATTATAGAAGCACCTAAATCATGGATATTTAGACATGAATTTATATACGATAATGTAAGATATATCCACGGTAGCGTAGGTAATGCTTTTACAAGAGCTAAAGAATCTCGTATGAGTACTGTACAAGGTCATCTTCATAGTCAATCATTTCTACAATATTCAGTATCTGAAAAAGATGCTATATTTGGATTACAGATAGGATGTGGAGTAGATAGAGAGGCTTATGCATTTGATTATGCTAAACCTATGCCTAAGAAACCAGTAATAAGTGCTGGTGTTGTATTAAACAACGGAGAATTACCTATATTAAGATTAATGAAATTATAATTAAAAGAAAGATCAGATGATGAAGAAGAGAAATACAAAAGATAACAAATACAGTAGAGTAGAAGAATTAATAATTAGTAGAGTACAAAATGGAGGAGTACCTTCTAAAACAGGTTATAAAGGAGTAAATAGTGATAATAGACCGGGTAGAAAACCATATAAATCACAATTCCATATAACATATAATAATAGAATGTTAAATATTTCATTAGGTAGTTATAATACTCCAGAAGAAGCTTATATAGCTAGGATTAAATTTATAGATAGTTTAAAATAATAATAAAATTAAGGAGAGTTAATAGCTCTCCTTTTACATAAACGTTATGAAACAAAAAAAGAATATAAAATTAAAAAATGTAAGATTAACTAAAACTGCCGATAATGCTTTTAAGGGTTCCCATCCTAATGGTATAATAGAAGGAACTGTTAGAGAAGGATTTGAATTAGTACCTCCTACAATAGGAGAAGCTTATTGGGTTGGTAATTACTTTAGAACATCACCTGTTACTATGATATTAGGTAATGGAAAATTTAGAACACTATATTCTACTTATAAAATAAAATATATAAAATAATAATTAATATGAAGAATTTTTTCACAACAGATTATCATTTTATGCATAATAATGTAATCAGATATGATAACAGACCTTTTAAAGATGTTTATCATATGGGAGAAGTTATTATACAAAAACATAATTGTATTGTATCTAAGGAAGATCATTTTTATTATCTAGGAGACTTTTGTTTCAATATTAGTAAATTAGAAGAATATCTATCTAGATTAAATGGAAAGAAATTCTTTATAAAAGGTAATCATGATAAAGATAAACACATAAAAATATTTGAAAAATATGGAGAATATCTTGGTGAACAAAAACGTATTCACATTAATGGTCAAGATATAATATTAAATCATTTCTCTATGAGAGTATGGGATAAACATCATCATGGAGCAATTCATCTATATGGTCATTCTCATAATAGTCTGGAAAATTCTCCTAATGGAAAATCAATGGATGTATTTATAGGAAATAATGATTACTATCCTTATGAATTAAATGATATACTTAAAATACTAAATAATCGAGAAATACAAAATGTAGATCATCATTATAATTATGAAAAAAAATAAAACTATATGGCATTTTTCTGATACCCATACATTTCACGATATGATGAAAGTACCTAAAGCAGATATAGCCATATTTTCTGGTGATTGTTCTAATCCTAGAGAAAGTTTACCAAATTCTATTGAGGTATTAAAATTCTTAAAATGGTTTGGTAGTTTAGATATAGAATATAAAATATTTGTAGCTGGTAATCATGATACTTCTATAGAAAGAAAAATCATAACTCAATGGGATTTTATAGATAATAATATAATCCATTTATGGGATCAACAAGCTGTTATAGAAGGTATTAAAATATATGGTAGTCCTTACACTCCTACGTTTGGCACTGGATGGGCTTTTAATAAGGACAGAGGAAATATTTATAAAGTTTGGAATAATATACCAGACAATGCAGATATAGTCGTTACACATGGTCCTCCTAAAGGAATACTAGATCTTTCTTATAATAGAGATAACGCATTAGAATTTTGTGGAGATTTAGCTCTTAAAAAGAGATTAAAAATTATACAACCAAAATTAGTATGTTTTGGTCATATACATAACTGTGATAATATTACTAATCAAGGTTATACAAAATTATCTGATCATCAAACTATATATTCTAATGGATCAATAGTTACTGATGGTAGATTTGGACAAATAAACAATAGTGGAAATGTATTTGAATTATGAGTAAGAAAAAAACAATAGTAGTTGAAGGAGAAGCAAATTATGGTAGATCATATCATTTAATAATAATAGGTGATTTTATTCAATTTGATTGTTCTGATGATGAATATGGACCAATACAACTCCATTTATCTATATTAGAAGAAGCTATTAAAAAACATAAAGAAAAATAATGGTAGAAGATAGAGTGCAAAAAGTATTAATAAAAGAAGTAGTAGATAATAGTACTTTAGAATACTGTTATCAAAAATTAGCAGAAGAATTATTTGAATTAGGTGAATTAGTTATGAAACAGATAACTAAACCTAAAGGAGCTAATTCTGATGAAAGAATTAATCACCTTATTGAAGAAATGGGTGATGTATTATTAAATGTCCAAGGATTAGCTATTAAGTTAGATGTAGAAAATCAAGTAGACAAAAGAATTAAATATAAACTTGATCAATGTTTAAATCGAGTAAAAAAGCAAAAAAAAATATTATCTGAAAATTTATCATTAGGTATTGTAATTGAAGTTAATGATAATAGTTTTTTTGTAAACGAAGATGAGTATTAAAATATAAGGAGAAATAATATTGATAAAATTTCTGAAAATATTATTTGTATTATTAATAGTTTTATTAAATACTGTTAATGCACAAATAAGTACTAAAGAAGTCTATGAACTATTAGATAAGTACGAGATAAAGAATAAAGATGGGGCTATAAGAGTAGCTATCCATGAAAGTAATTGGTTTAGATCTAGAAGAGCTGTCCAAGATAATAATATATTTGGTTTCTTAGTTGGTAAACATATATTTGAATCTTATGATGAAGCTATACTAGCGTATAAACGTAGAGTTGAATCAAGACTTAGAGTAGATGAAAATTTCTACTCTTTTTTAAAGCGAATTAAATATGCAGCTGATCCAAAGTATATTTGGAAATTAAAACAAATAAAATATGACAAAAAAATATAAACTTATTCGTGAGTATCCGGGTTCTCATAAATTAGGAACTATTAGTTGGTTAGAAGGTAATATGACATCAGTTAAATCTCATAATCCTGAAGATTTTTGGTATATTACTTTTCCTATTAATTATACTATGTATCCAGATTTTTGGGAAGAAATTATAGAAAAAGAATATGAAATATTATCTTTTATAAATACTAGAGGTATTATTTATAAAAAAGATTCACAAATAAATCAGTATTGTGAAAATAATGGTAAAGTACCTTTTTTTAATGAAAAAGAATTATTAAACAATCTTGTAATTACAATCCACTCAATAAAAAGATTATCTGATGGAGAAATATTTACTATTGGTGATGATTGTGTTATTAAAGGACGTAACGAACCTTCTGATAAAATAAAAAACTTTTCAATAAAAGATAGAGGATTATCAGTTTATGCTAGATATTATACTCAATATATAAATGATATTGAACATTTTAAACAACCATTATTTACAACAGAAGATGGTGTAGATATATTTGAAGGAGATTTATATTATTTTATAAAAAAAGATAATAATTATTTATTAGATAGAATGTCTAATCGTAAATTTACAGGAACACCCGATGATGATACTTTAACATTTTTTAGTAAAGAAAAAGCAGAAGAATATATAGTAATGAATAAACCTTGTTTATCTATTAATGAAATATTAAAAATATCAACTAATAATTATCGTATTGTAGTATTTGGTAATAGAATATCATATCTTATAGGAGATCGAGATTTAGAAAAATTAGTAAAATCTAAACTATAATAAAAAAGAGATAGTTAATAGCTATCTCTTTAATTTCCCTTCTGGAGTTTTTATTTTTGAAGATCTTCTGCTTTCTTCTTAGTTTGTTTATATACTTTATCATATTGTTTCCAATAAGGAACTATATCTCTAACTTCTTTAAGAACTTTAGGATTTCCTTTATTAATTCCTTTAGTAATGACTTTATTCTTTTCTGATCCAAAAGCTACTTCACCTAAAGAATAAAAAGCTTGACCTAATTCATTTAATGTCTGTATTAAAGCCATCCTAGATATAATATCTGGATATTTAAATACATTATAAAATTGTAATCTATCTGTAGCTATTCTATTAGAATGATCTGACATATATTTAACAAACATAGTTAATGGTGATTTACTCTTATTAAACGAAGATTTATTTTTATATATTCCTAAATTAATAATATTATAAAACCAATCCTGTAAAGCATTAGGTAACCACCAAGCATAATCATCATCGTCTTCTGGAGGAGGCATAATTAATAATGGTAAAAAAGTAAAAGTTATGATTTGAATTAAATCTCCTATTATTTTTCTAGCAGCTATCATCTCATCTTTAGTTATATCTTTTTTATTAAGTAACATATTTTGATTTTGTGTAATCAAACTCATAACACCTAAATAACTATTTGTAAAAGTTTTAGATATTACTCTATTACCAGTTATAAAAAATCCTTCATCATAATTTCCTGTTTTATAATTATATCTTTTACCTTCGAATCTATCGGCGATCATAGCTGGTAACCATTTTCTAAATAATATAGCTACTTTATATGTAATTTCATTACTGTGTACAGATGAATTATCTTTAGAATAATCTCCTTGATTTTTAGAGTTAATATTTATGATAGTATTTTTATGATTTTTAATAAAATTATTTACATCTGTAGTACCAGTCAATGCTGAATTAAATACCAATCTATCATTTTCTACAGAAAACAAGCTCCACAAACTATGTTGTTTACCATCCGTACCTGTTATCTTTTGAGAAATTAAATAAGCAACCATAGATGATTTATGAATAGTATCTTCACCTAATTGTTGTAATATAAATGTTTGATCATATATATAATTAAATCCTTTAACAGCTATGTTACTGCTTTTTACTTTAACCTCTTTTTTAATATCATACTCGGCAATTTCATCTAATGGTTGTATAAGATTAGATAATAATTCAACCTTAGTCATATTAACGTCTGGTTGTAACCATTTAGTTCGTTGACTAAAAGCATCTCCTAAATATATACCTAGTCCTGTTAAATATTGTCGTTTACCATAATATCTTCCACCAAAAGCTTCTGTTATATTGGATGTTATACCTGCTGCTAAGTTACCTATTGCTGATAAAACATTAAATCCTAATTGTAATACACGAGTATAAGTTAATAAATGTTGTACTAGAGTAGACCAATAAAATTTATTTTCACCTACTTCTTTTCCATCATTATCATATATTTTAGTAGTAAGTAATTTAAATTCTATTTGATCTTGTGTATCTGTTTTAGTAATGGTTTTATCTATATATAATTCAAATGCAGCATTTATTCGAGATTGTTCTCCTGATATACCTTTTTCTCCATAATTCTTTTTAGCAATAATATTTTGAACAAGTCTAGCTATAGGTAATACCTTAGTCATTTGTTCATACTCATTACCAAAGGAATAGAATTGAAATAAAACTTCACCTAGATCATTAGATTTTTTATTAGCTTCAATCTCACCAATCATTTTTAATCTAACTTGATCTTGAGTAAGTTCTTTAATAGTAAAATTATTTTCTAGTTCTCCATCTTCATTATAAAATACAGGACTTCCTGAACCAAATAACATAGTTTTTACTCCTAATTTAATAGATTTCATAATATTTAAAGGACTTAATCCATACCATTGAAATACTACATCTTTAATTAAAGTAGGTATTTTTTCTTTATTTTTTAATCCAACAAATTCGGGTAATTTATCATATGTTTCAGCTACTTTTTCTTGAAAATATTTATAAAAATCATATAATTCTTCATTACCAACAGATTTTATATACTCAAACTTAGGATTATTATATTTACTATCTTTAGTGGGTGTATAATAATTCTTTTTAAGCCAAGACTTAGCATTTCCTATTTCTGCGGGTGTTGCTGTACTTGAATATCTTTGTTTAATATATTTATTAACAGTATTATAATACTCATTATTATAAGACTTAACTAAATCTAATCTATCTAAATGATTTACATCAGATAATAAATTATAAACTTTAGTTAAATCTACTATACCAAACATATTAGCTAATTTATTTTTTTTAGCCCATTTAATCAACTTTCTTTTATGTTCTAATATTTCTTCACCTGTTTTCTCAGAGTCTGATCTAGCCTTCTTAGAACCTTCTACAGTTAAAGAATGGATTAATTGTGATTCTAATCTTGGATAGTCTCCTAATCCTCTAAAATATTTTTCTAAAATAGATACATCTGGATTATTTTTAAGTAGGTCAGATATATCTAGAGTTTTTTCATCTAATCCTGATAAATTAAGATTATTTGTTGCTGTTTGACTAATAAAAGGAGATATAAACTGATTAATTAACTTATTAATTAATATATCTGATTTCCCTTTTACATGATACATACCATTAAACTTAGAGAATAGATGTAAAAAATTATAATCATTAGATAAATCTTCTATATCAGAAGGATTATTAAGATCGTAATCTTTATTTTCAATTTCATTCATTTGTTGTAAAGCTGCGTTAGCATACTCTATTTCAAATAATCTTAAATCAGATGTATCATTTATATCTACAAGATCTTGATTTAACATTATGTTGTAATTTTCTAAATCTTCTATTTCATCTTGTAAAGGTTTTAAAGTATTTTCTAAATCATTTATTAAATCTTTCCAAACTTTACTTTTTTCATATCCTTTGTCATATACACCACCTCTTGAAGCAATATAATCATCTACAAGTTCTCTTGCTAATTTATTATAATCACGTTCAATAGATCTAATGTTCTGTTGTATTTTTTTAATTTCTAAATTAGTTTTACCAACTGCATATTTTATACGCTTATGTATAGTTAGAATAGCTTTCTCAAGTTCTGATACGTAATTTCTATCTTTATTAGCTTGTTTTAAATAACTATCTATTTCTCCTATTACAGTCTTTTTACTTATTTTACTATTAAAATCTACATTATCAAAATTTACTAACTCAGGAGTACTTATGTTAATAAAATCAAATAAGTATTTTTGAACAGTTGTTATATCTACTTTTTCAACCAATGGAGATAATCCTAATAATTGTCTAAAAGCATCAATTAATTTATTTAATAATGTTGGTTTTTTAATACCTAGTTCATTAATAAATTCAGGGTTAGTTAATATTTCAGTTACAAATTCAAATTTGTTAGTAAGTCCATAATCATTGGTCATACTCGAATTCTTAACAGACTCATATAATTTAGTAATCTGATTATCAAAGTTTATCTCAGCTTCCGACTTAGGTGCACCTAACGCGTTAACTGTATATGCGTGGATTAATTCATGTAATATAGTTTCATGCCATTTCTTTTTATCTACATATTCTAAACGCTTATTTAGTGTGATATTACCAGTAGCTGAATTATAATTACCTAATACATTTTCGTTTAATCTATTAACATCAAATTTAACAAAATTAATCTTATCTACATTATCTAATAATAATTTAATAACTTTACTAGTAGATTTATTATTATTTTCATTCAAAAGAATTTCTAATACTTCTTTAGCATTTAAATTATTAAATCTAGAAAGCTCGGTTAAATTATTTTCTACTGTTTCTTTATTTATATTATTAAAAATATTTTTATAATAATCAATACTATATCCACCACTATTTTGTATAACAGTAAAAGTATAATCAGGAAATTGAGCACGTAACTTTCTTAATTCTGCGTATGATTTAAAAAGATCCCTTCCATGAGTTTTTATTTTATTTTTGGTAATGAAGTCTCTTACAGGATCTGGATTTAATACATTATTAAATACCTTAACAGCATCTTTAACATTCAATTCACTATTATCATCTAATTCATAATCATTAGGATCAACAGATTTAGAAGCTAAATAAATTCTCTTAGCTTCTGTTCTATTATTATTTGTATAAGACAACAAATCTGTAAACAATATGCTGTCTACAGATATACCTTCACTATTACTTACTACTGGAATTATACTACAACTATTACTTGCCATATTAACATAATGGGTTATTAGAATCATCTGTAAAATTATCTACATCTGAATCTAGTTTATTTAATTTATCTTCTTTATCAAAAGAATCATCTATTGCTTTTTGCATTGATATATATATATCATCAAAGATACTATTATTTTCTGAATTTTCCAAAAGATTTTGTACTTTTTGAAAAGGCAGTTCATCAACATCAAAACCTATTCTATCAGATATTGTAGCAGCTAAATCTCTAACTGTTTGTTCAGAAGCTAAAATACCAGCGTCTGAACTAGTTTGATTTTTTTGATAATTTACATCATTTTCTGTATTATCCAAATTTTCATTAGTATCTGGTACAATACTTACCTTTGGTTCATTATCATTATATATTTGTTTTTCTTTATCTATATTTTTAACTACTCTTGAATAAGAATTTATAAACTGTACATCTGTAATAGTTGAATCAAAAGCTGTATCTTCAATAACTCTTACTTTACTATAATTAACTTCTATTGCTTTAGGTAAGAATCCTTTATCCATATAGAAATCAACAAGTTCTTCTAATGTTAATGTTTTAAGTTCTCCATTACCAATAAAAGCTTTAACAGATTCTATTAATCTACCTCTTGTAACAGTTTCTTGAGTAACTGGGTTAGTAGCACCTTCATATACTGCTAAGTTATAAGGTATACCCTTCTTAGATAAAGCTACTAATTTATTATCGCCTGTAATTTTATGTAACTCTTTTAATGATGCTTCAAATGATGCAGCACTAGTAATATCTATTTGTTTTAATATATCAAATTTAATAACATAATTAATATGTTTTTCATTATCTGTAATTTTTAAATTAGCTTTAATATCAGGATGAATTCCTATATATTGTAATTTATCATGATGATTTTCTAATACAGCTAATGAAGTTAACATATCTATAATATTATTAGTTAAATTACTACTTAAAGAAGTATAACTTTCATAATTTGTATCTTTAAAATCATTATTTAAATTATCTAAAGATTTAGATACATCTCTAAATACCCATGATGGAATAGTATTAATAAACGATTTGTTTTTAAATTGTAATCCGTCTTTATAATAAGAATAATAATATAATTTCCTAGCAAAATCAGTAGTTTTAGGATTCATAAATAACTCTTTGAAAGCATTATTTACATTTGTATAGAAATCTCCTTGTGCTTTTATTCTAGTTGGAAATTCAATACTAATAACCTTACTTGAACTACTAGGTTGTTTTAATGACAACATCTTGATTAAAAGATTGTTTCTAAAGTCAGGATCTTTTTTTAATTTAAATAAATCTCTACCTATAGAATTATTTCCAGATTTATGAATCATATAAGCTGCGTTATCTTTAGCAGTTATAAGCTCTTGATATTTTTCAGGAAAATTAGTTTCTAAGTAAGCTTCATTAGCCTTATTCATAAAATAAGGAATTAAATTTTTAGAATTAGTATTAACTAGTCCTCTTAGTTTTTTAAATACAGGAGTATTCATAAGGAAGAATTCCTTAGAAGTATCCATAATCTTTTTATAGATTATAATATTTTGTATTGTATTAGGATCGTTTAATAAAGTTTCTCTAGCATCAAATGGTGTCTTATTAATATTATCATCTGTTTCGAATACAGGCATATTAATATCTTTATATATTTTATTACCTACAACTCTAATATAATTTTCTTCTAATAATTTAGTTATTAAATCATCATAGGTAAGTACATCATCATTAATAAATGTATATAAAAAATTTAATTGTAAAGAATCTAATACAGTTTCTAATCTTAAATTATCATCAAATGTTGATTTAACACCTTTATTCAAAGACATTAATGCAGATACATTAGAATTATAACCAGCTTGTAATTGCATCTGATTAAATATTGATTCCGCTAATCTTATATGAGGAAGATCATATATATCTAAATCATTTTCATTTAATGAAGAAATTAAATTTTCAGAAGTAAAAGGTTTAATGTTTTGAGCACTAAATTTTTGATAGGCTAATTTATAAGCATCTTTTTTATTTTTAGAAACACCTAAGTGTACTTCTAGTTCTGTTTGTAATTCTTCTAATTTTTTATATATATTTTGATCGTTAGTAATAAATGCTCTGATAGTAGGTTGGTTTATAAACAATACTGTTTCTTCCATACTATATCCTACAGACAACATATAAGCTGCTACTGGCAAAGTATTAGCATCAGCTGTTCTAGAATTAAATGTTAAAGTTAATAACTTAGCTAATTGTTCCTTAGCATTATCGGTCATAGCTGATAATAGAGTAGATATATTATCATTCTTTCTATTACTATCAGAATCTATAGTATAAATACCTCCAAATCCATTAGCTAATTTACCATTAATAGTAGGTAAAGATACCTCAGAAAATAACTTCTGATCATAAGTAGATAATAAAGCATGGGTTACATTAGATAATGCAACTGGACCAATACCATCTTTACCTTCCATATTATTTCTATTAGCATTATATCTAGCTAAAGGAGTATTAGGAGATATTGATTGATTTTGATCTATATTTAAAGCTTCCATAACAATATCTGCCACATCTTTAATAGAAGATAATGATGACGGAATAATAGCTGCTCTTTCTCTTACATAATCATTAGTTAAAAATTTAATTTGAGCTTCTAACATAAGATTATTATTTAATCCTACATTAATAGTATTGTTTACTATAAATTCTAATGCGGTAGTAGGCATATTTAATGAAGACAAAGCAGCTTCTAACGAACCTAAAGTATTTATTCTATTTTTTAATAATTTATTATTCTTTAAATTCCAAGTTATATACTCTTGATATTTATTTTCATCAGTAGAAGCTTCACCATATAATCTAATTCTTCCATTATCTTCCACATAAAAATCTGGAGTATGGATAAATTCAGAGTCAATATCAAAATCTGCTCCTGATAGATATACAATTTCTTTAGGAAATATACCAACAGAACCATATTCCATAGGAAGAAATCCTACTACTTTTAAACTAATCATAGAGTGTTTATCCTGAGTAGGAATACGTACTCCAAACATTTTTAAAACCTTTTGTACATCAGCATCACTAGGATTTTTACCGAGTAATTCTTCTGCAAAAGGAGGTAATAAACATTCAGAATAATAATTTCCATCATCATCTAATTGCATATGAGCTAATGATCTCATTTTACCAGTTTTAGCATCTTTAACTAATATACCTGCATCAGATACTAAAGATACTTTAAGTCCTGGAACTTTTTGAGATAATACTCCTTTACTAAAATGAGATAAAAATAATTGTTCAGCTTTATTAACTATAGGCCCTAAATTCCAATTGAATTGTCTTTCACCAGTAATGGGATCAGGACTAAAGAAATTAGATAATACTTCATCTGAACCAGACTCAGTTATTGTTTGATAAAACTTTTTAGTTAACTCTTTTGAATTAACTTCTCCAGATATAGGATCTCTCATATATGCCAGAGCTGTTTTAAAGCCCTCTAAGCGATTATCTGCTAGTAACCCTCTATATAGTTCCCTAAGTTGACCTACAGTTTTTATATCAGAGTTATATTTAAAATCTATTTCTAAATTATCTGATTGTTCACTATGTACTAATTGAATTAATTGTGTACCGTGGATAATAGATCTTTTACCAGAAGGAGTTTCAACTTGCAATCTCTTAAATTTATTTTCTAATTCCATAACAGAACCAGTAAAATCAAATTTACCATCTTGTGCATATTCAGCAGGACTTATTGTAGCCATTTTAGAAGCAGATTCAGGTAAAGCCTGATCTACACCTTGATCTAACATACTAATATACTTATTAAATAAGTATTCAAATCCTTCTTTTGCTTCAGCAGGTCTTCCTTGATCATCAAGTATTACATTTTCTGATTCATCAGTTTTACCTACCAATCTTGGAGATAAAGCTATTTCAGATAATTTAAAATAAAAATCACCATTATACGATACAGTCTTTGTTGAATTTAAAGCTGCATTATTATCTTCTAATGTATTTTTCTCATCCCATGTAATTTCTTCACCAAGTTTTAATTTATCATATATATCAGAAACTTGCTTAGGAAATCTTCCCCATCTCTGTAGTTGTAATATTTTATGATCTAATGTAACATAAGATTGAGCATCAGCTATTTGTATCTTACCTTTATCTATTTGTTTAATAAATGTATTTAAAGATTTAGCCTTAGCTTTATCATTTAAAGAACCATCTTCTAATCTTAATCTTTCTTCTTCTATTAATTTATCTCTTTCAAGTTCTGATAAATTTTTAACATCAATATATTTTAAAGGTTCTTTATATACACCAACTCTAGTAGTACCTGTACCCATATCTGCTCCAGAGCCAATAATACCCTTAGCACGTTTAAACCAATCAACAGTATTTTTAACTTTCTTAGAATAGTTATCTAGTAATAAGTTATTGATACCTAAAGTATTAATATACGCATTTAAATATTGGTTATTTACTAATTTAGATATTTGAGCAGGAGTCATTTCTGACTTACCTTCTGTTAAATAATTTCTTTTTAATAACTCAACATTAGGTAATAAAGATAATACATTATTAGCGTTTAATATATCAGTATAATCTTGTATATCTTTTTCTAATTTAATTTTTATTAATTGTACTATTTTATCTTTTTCATATAATAATTCACTATATACATCTTCTGGAGTAATAACATTATCTTTAGAAGTAATATCATCTATGTATCCATCTAAATCATAACCAGCAAATTCCATAAGTTTGAAACCTCTAGCTCCTAATTTATCATTATAACCATTCCATATAGTAGTACCTTCTTTACCAAATTGTTTTTTAACTTTATTAATTCTAATAACTTCTTGAGCTAAGTAATTAAATAAAATATCTGTTACATTATCATTAACATCATTATATTCTTCTACAGGTAAAAATACAGCGTAACCAGTATTGGAAGCTTCCATCTGATCTATATTAATCATAGCACTTTCACCAAGCTTTATAGTCTTACCTGTTTGTTCATCTATAGTACTTAATACTTTTCTGTTAGATAAAAACATAAGCATATCAGCAAGTAAATATTCTTGGGAATTAAACTTACCAAATGTAATACCTTCGCCTTCTTCTGTTTGACCTATATCTCCTTCAATACTAGTAATTCTATAACCATCAATCATAGAAGGAGTAAGATTAGACATAATAATATCTAAATTTTCATGTCCTAATAAATGATTAAGCACAACATTTTCTAAAGGATCTATAAAATCATCCTTCTTATTTTTTTCATCACGTAATAATTTGTTTCTGGTAATAGTGTTTCTTAACCATCTGAGTTTAACTAAACCAAAAGAAGGTCTTATAATAGAGTATACACTTTTACCATCAGCATTTTGAAAACTACTTTCACCTATTGTGGGATCAAATAAAGCGTTTTGTTGAGCTATATTTTTTAAACGTGATACAGCACCTCTTTCTTTATTTTTATCATCTTTAGTAGTTATAAATGGATTGTATTCGGATTTAAATTCAGTAACTATAAAAGGTATATTACCACCATCATATAATCCTTCAACACCTGAGAAAGCGTTAATTAAATCTTTAGCCTCTTGATCTAATCCTAGATAAGGAGATTTTTTAAGTAAAGAATAAGTTATGTAACCATCTGATAAAATTATAGATAGTTTTTTAAAGTGTTCTCTTATTTCAGAAGATAGTTTTTTAGCTTCTGCTAAACTATTAACAATAGCATTTTCACTTCTGTTAACAGCATCAGCAGCTGCGTTAATTGATTTTTTTACATCTTCATCAAATTTACCATCTTCAAAACTAATATTATAGTTTTGTAACCAGCTATTAAACTGTATATCTTTTGCAGAATTATTATTTGTTTCTAATAATCTAGATTGTTCATTAGATTGTAATATAGTATACCAGGAAACATTTTCATTATTAAATGCTGTTACAAATTTTCTCCATAAATCATAATTTTTAGTTATGTTTTGACCATCTAATAAACTATCATTAGTTAAACCCAGATCAAGAATAAGCTGATTAAATACAGCATTAATATCTTCATCAAATTCAGCTAGTGCTTTAAATCTAGGAAGTACTTTATCTTCTTCTATACCAGCTAATGCTCTAACTAATCCTCTATATACTTTACTAAAATCTACAGCTTCATCAATATCTTGACCATATTCATCTTTAGTTTTAATAACAACTAATGATATGTATTCTCTTAGTACTTTACTAAATGATGTTTCACCACCAATAGACCAAGGATCTGTATCAAAGTTTTCACCAACATCATCTATTTCTTTTTGTCTATTTTCGTTATCTATATCAGTGTCTATATCAAATATTGATATTTTAGATTTAATATCTTTCTTTAAAGCAGCTATGTTTTCAGGTAATGTATATATATTTCTTTTCTGTTCTAAATTTCTAGTCATAACCTCAATATACTCATCATTATCTGACAATCCTTTTTCATCTAAGAAAAGTTCATAATAAGCATTATCGTCTAAACTATAAAAAGCAGCTTTTTCAGCTAATAATATATCTATAATTTTATCATCTGTTAAATTAGGATAAGCTTTATTAATTTTAAGTTGTAACAACTTTCTAGTTAAATTAGCTAATACAGCCTGACCTTCAAGTTGTGAAGTAACAATAGTAGTTTTATTAATTTCGTCTATACCTTTTTTATAAATTTGGAATACTGATTCATTTATATTATTAGTAAATTTATTATTAGTAATTAAAGCATTTTTAAATTTACCTCTATTAATGTTATAGAATAAAGCTTGTACTTCATCCATATTACCAGTAATAAAGTTAATCCAATTAATTATTTTATTCCAAATAGATTTAAGAGGATTATTTGTATTAAAGTCTTTACTATATTCTTTAAAGTTATCTGCTAATTTTTCTTCTAAAAATAATTCACGAAGTTGAGTATCATTATAATTAATATATACAGAAGAACTATTTCTTAAATCTTCTAAATCTTTTTTAGTAGGTTTATTAGTTCTGGATATAATATTATAAGCTGCTTGTATTTGTTTATCTGTAGAAAATAATCTGAATATAGCGTGGAAAGCCTCATGATATTCAGTACCTTTAGCAGCTTTTGTAGATAAGTATATAACACTATTAGCAAAAGCTCCAAATGTTATACCATTATTTTTTATATCTCCTAATAACTTGTTAATGTCATCTATAGAAATAGTATCTGGTAGATTTTTATTAATCCAATTAACAGCCTCATTATAGTCCATAATTTCTTCAGAGGTTCCTATAGAAAATACAGGATCTGAAGAAGGACCTTTATATTCATTAATAATAGCTCTTATTTTAACAGCTATACCAGCTTTCTTAATTTTAGAAGCTGTTGTCAATTGATCTAATAAAGGTTGAGCTTTATTAGTAATTTCTAATTTAATTTCTTTACTTAAATTATTAAACTCAGAATCAAATGATGATAAATCAGATATAGTATTGTTTATAATATCAGGAGTAGTTACTTCTTCAGTTACCACAGCATCTGCAAATTCAACTATTTCGGTTTCTTCTACAGGATTATTAACTAATAAAGAATCTAATTTATCTTCATCAATCTTAATACTTACACTAGGATTTTTAAGTACAGTAGGTTTTAAATTAATAGATAAAGTATTTATTGTTGTTTCTACTGATGCGTTATTAACTAAAGGAGTTCTTAAGTTAATTCCTGTAAGTTCTAATCCAGCTAATAAATCATTTAGATTAGAATATTTAACATTATCTAAATGAACTTTTTTTCTACTTCCTTTAAGTCTAAGTCCATAAAATTTACTTGTTTGTGTAGATTTACTTGTTTGTGTAGGTGTAGTTAATTGTAATTGAGAATTTTGTTTAGTAGGATCATTAGTAGCTACAAAGATATTATTTTCTAAGTATCTATTTATATCTCCTACAAGTTTTTTAAATTGAGCAGGATCTTCAATAGTTTTTAGTTTCTCTACTTGTTCAAATAAATAACTATATAAAGTATCTTGAATATCTGTATTTACTTGATTTTGAGAACCAACCCAGTATAGTTTCCCATTATTAGCTCTAACCAATACTACATATCTTTCTTTTAATCCTTCTGGAATAGCAGGAATATTATCTAACTCATTATTAGGGTCACTAAATAAATTAGTAATTTCAAGACTGTTAACACTATCATATATATAGTAAAAAGATTTACCTGACTTACCAACTAGTTTAGCTGCTGGAAAATCTTTAATAAGAGTTCTACCTATATTAGTATCTACAAAGAAATCTCCATTCCAAGATAAATTAAATCCAATAGATTTTAAAGTTTCAGCATCTAATCTACCTTTTTCTTTTAATAAAGCAATTAATTTAATATTTCTAGTTTGTGTATTTAATAAACCTTGTTCACTAAGATTAACTTGTGATGGATCTGTAACAGTAAAACTATCTAACTGATTTAAATTACCTAAGTTTTTACCTTGATAACTTAATGATATAACTATTTTAGGATTAACAATATTAGTACCATTATTCCATTTACCAACAACAGCTCCTGCAACTATTCCTAGATCATTTGCTGTATAGTAAACCATCTCAAGCTGAGATAATATTTCTTCAATGGGAGTATTTAAAAATATTTTATCAAATTCTTCATCAGACCAATAATCTTTATGATTATTCATAAATCTAAGTCTTTCTACTCTATCAAAGAAATTAATACCTTTTACTAAAGGTTCATTATCTCTATCAGCAGCATTATTATCAAACTCTTCTTGAGCTATAACATCATTAGCTTGAGATTCAAGTTTGTCTCTTGTTTCCAATACAATTTTAGTTACTGTAGTATGGAGTGATTGTAATTCAGATACATCTAATCCTTGATCTCTATAAGCAGGTATAAGCTGCTCAATTTCTTTTTTAATAGCTGAGTAAGCCTGATTTAATTCAACGTCTTCTAGGTCATTAAAAGCATCTAATTTTTCAACTATTTCACTTACTTGATTCTTATAATCTTGAGTAGCTATTTGTAACTTATTATCTACTGTAGCTACTTCATTATCTATTTCTTGTAATAGTAATTCTAGTTCTGCTTTTGTTTCAGAATCTAAATCAGGATTTTCTAATTCGTTTAATATTTCATCTCTTTCAGATAATAATTGATCACCTATATAAGTAAGTTTTTCTTCATTATCTAATTGAACATCACTATTATCTTCAATACCTTCTTGTATATCAACAGGAGCTGATGTTTCGGTTGGACCTTTAGGAGCTGTATCTTCAGTTTCTGTTTTATCTGCTTTATCTTTTAAATCAGCTTGATAAGTATCAGAAGTTATTTCATTAAATTCATCTACTTTCTTTTGAGATAATTCTTGTAATTGCTTTAATTTATTTTCATAAACTGATTTTATAAGTTTATTAAGGTCTAACTCTTTTTTAATCTCTTTAGCAGCTTTACCTTTTTTAGCTCTAATATTATCTAAATCTTCTTGATTTTGTTGTGCTTTAGATTCATAATTAGATATACTACTTTCTGTAGAAGTAATATCATTATCTATTTGAAATCTATTAAATTTATTATTTAATACTTCTTCTTGATTTAAATAATTAGTAAACTCAACAGCATTTACTTTACCATCTTCTCTAGGTAGAAATTCTGTTTCTAAATAATTAGAATAAAAAGTTCTTTCAGCCGCTTTGGTTTTAATTTCTTTTATTATTTCAGGAGTTTGCTCTTTCTTAGCTAATACTTCTAATTCTTGATCTAAACTAGCAATTCCATTAATTACATTTAATGCTTGTGCTTTTACTTTAGTAGCTACTTCTGGACCATATTGATCTAACGCAGCAAATTTTCCTTGATTTTTATCTACTAATTCAGCAAGATTATTTATCTTTTGTGTATAAAAAGTTTTTTGATTATCATTAATAACTCCAGTACTAAATAAAGTATCTACCATAGCTAATACCTGAGATTTATTACCATCAGCTAAATATTTTAATATAGGTTCATCATGAGATGTTTTCTTATTTACATATTTATCATATTGTTCTTTAGTATGTTTTATACCTCCCATACCACCACCTAATATAGCACCAAAGAAACCTGCTT